TAGAAAGCCTACAACCTATGTTTGCTCGTCATAAAGTATTTCTAAAAAAAGATATGCATGAATTTTGGGATGAGTTGATACTTTATCCGCGCGCGGCGCACGATGATACGCTCGATGGTTTTTATTATGCTCAATTAAAATCTTATGGTCCAACCGAAGAAACATCATATGTAGAGCGACAACATATGGATAATGAGCTAAAACACTTTGATTTTCACAAAGAACAAGAAAATTCATCATCTGATGATTGGCTTCTTGCGTAATACTAAAAAAAAGACGTAATTTCAACTATGAAATATAATAAGAGGTCAGGAACTTACGGTTACAGTAGAGAGCACCCAGAGCTATTTAACGACGAGCTTTGGAGAGAATATAGTTCAGCACAGCTAGAATGGAAGACGGGCGCTGATGAAAACGAGATGTTTGCCGCTGGCGTTCAATGGACAGAAAATCAAATTGATTTACTCAAAAAGCGTGGTCAGGGCGCCGTAGTCATAAACGCTATTACATGGGCTACCGAGCAGCTCAAGGCCATGCTTACCGCTAATAAGCCTAGGTTTTCTGCTACTGCACGAGAAGACTCTGATCGAAAAATGGCTGCTGTATTTACTAATCTTATGCAGTACATGTGGCATATATCTGATGGTAATTCAGAATTAAAACAAGCTGTTCAAGATTATGCTGTTATGGGTCGCGGTGTTTTGTATACTTATGTAGATCCTTATGCTAACAGTGGTCGTGGAGAAGTAAAGTTTAAAAGCATTGACCCACGAGATGTATACCCAGACCCAAATGCAAGCGATTATTTGTGGAGAGATGCTGCTCATTGTCTTTTAATATCTTATAAAACAGAAGACCAAATACTAAATATGTATCCTGACTTTGACATGAAAGGCGCTATGCCTCATGACGAAGAAAGAACTAATGATTCTGACCGAGTACCTCAACAAAACCAGTTATTTTCTGGTGACGTTGATGATGCTAATGTAAGTATTTACCGCATTATTGACCGCTATACTAAAGAGCAGGTAGAAGTTCATCATATTATAGACCCGTATTCAAACGAAGAATACGAAATGATGAAAGATGAGTATAAGGCTTACCTTGAAAAGCCAGCTATTATGATGGGCAATAACATTGTTACTCAAGATGCTGAAGTGCAAAACATTCTTACAACTATTAATAGCGCTGGTGAATTGCAGCAAACAGACGAAAATACTTATGTATATACGCCTGAGCCACAAATGAATCCAGAAACAGGAGAGGTAGTTAACTCTCAGCCAGTAATGGTTGTGATGATGAATATTAAAGCACTAATTGAAAATGGCACTATTGCTGACCGAAAAATAATGGTTACCAGGGTACACCAATGTATTACTATTGGTGACAAGTTACTTTGGCAAGGATACTTACCTACATCAGAGTATCCTGTTATTCCGCTAAACAATATGTGGAACAGAACTCCATATCCTACTTCTGACGTAACTATGGTTAGAAGCTTGCAAGAAATGATTAACAAACTAAATAGTTTAATTGTTGCTAACGCTGCTTCTTCTACTAATCAAAAAGTATTACTGCCTAGAGGCTCGCAAGATAAATCTCGTATAGAGCAAGAGCTAAATAAATCTGGGTCCACGGTTATTGAATACGATGCTGACATTGGGGCTCCTGTTATATTTGGTGCCCAATCATTTCCTAATGCACTATTTAGCCAAGTGCAGATGTATGTTCAAATGATTGAACGTCAATTTGGTATATATGCTATTATGCAAGGTGACGCCTCAGCGGCGCCGCAGACTTTTAAAGGCACAATAGCAATGGATGAATTTGGTCAGCGCCGTATTAAAAGCAAAAAAGATGATATGGAATCTAGTATCAACCAGCTTGCTAAAGTAATGCTTGATTATGCTAGAGCCGTGTATCGTGAGGAAAAAATTATACGTATTGTAGAGCCAAATAATTCTATTACAGAAGTGGCCATGAACACTATCAAGTACGATGATCTTGGTAGAGAGATTTCTAAATTTAATGATATATCACAAGGTGTTTATGATATTATTGTAGTTAGTGGTTCAACCCTACCATCTAATCGTTATGCTCAAATGGAGTATTACATGGAGATGTATAAAAACGGACTTATTGACCAGGTTGAAGTTCTTAAGAAAAGCGAAGTTGTGGATGTCGAAGGTGTGCTTGAACGATTTGGGTACATTAGACAGCTTGAATCTCAAATGCAACAACTACAAGAAGAAGTTAAAAAATTACGTGGAGACCTTCAGACGGCTGAGCGCGAAGAAGTGCATGCTAAAAAACGTCTTGAAGTTGAGAAATTTGCATCTAGTCTTGACTCTATTAAAAATAGAGCTGATGCCGCAAGGACCATTCAAGAAATGGAGATGAAACAGAAAGTTAATCAATTAACTGCTACTGCACCTGGAGAACAAAGCGAAGGCTTGCTGGGTCTAGGAATGGAGTAGCTTAACACAAATAAATAATTTATCTTATGGATAATACTAACGTACAAGCTGATGCTGCGAGTTCTAATAGTTTCATGGGGATGTTTAATGAATCTACCAATGATGCTTCTAGTGACTTAACAATTAGCAAAAATGTACAAACACCTTCACCTGAACTTGATGCTGTAGCGAAATCTGAAGAGGTTCCCGCAAAGGATTTAGAGCAAGGTGGAAATACCGGTAGTGGTCTTGAAGCAAAAGAAGACCCTGAACGAATGCAGTTTTGGCAATCCAAAGCTGATAAGTACAAGGCTGAGCTTGATGCTTTAAAGTCACAAGAACCCGTCTTAAAATACTTATCTGAAAATCCTGATAAAGCAACCAAAGTATATGATGTACTATTGGATAAGGGTTCCTCAGAGCAAGTAGGACCAACGGCTCCTGTGAGACCAGAAAGACCACAAAAACCTGCGAACTACAATCACGAAGACGCTATTGCGGATCCAACTAGTGATTCGTTTAAGTACAAGCAGGGTATGGATGAATTCCAGATTCAACTTATTGAATACCAAGACGAGGTAACAACTTATAACGAGAATAAACAGCGCAACGAACAACAACAATCTATGCAAATACAGCAACAGCAAAAGGCGATGCAATCGGCTATGCAAGAAGCTATATATGTACATGGACTTGATATGAAAGATGCGCAAGAGTTTGTTTCGTGGGCTCAAAACCCAAATTACGGAATGGACACACTTATTCAAGTTTATAAGGCTCAAAAGGGCGCTAATATGGCTGCTCATAATAAAGCTCAGACGGTTAATCAACGAGTTCAAGCTGTAGTTCCTCCAGCTGTCAATGGCAGTAATGTAAACGTGCAACAGCAGGCTGAACCTGAAATAAGTGACGGAGAGGCTTTCTTTACCGGCATGTTTAATTACGCTAAAGGCAAACGTTAATTAAAACTCAAACGCCAAATAAAAGGTGATTTAAAATGGCCGTAAAAGACCTATCGCAATCAGCTGGCATTTTGTTTGATGAACGCCGTGATTTCTATCTGCCTGATTCTTACACTAAAGAATTGTGGACAGAAGTTACTCCATTTATTACCATGGTTTCTAACCTTGGATATGATAAAGTAACTGACCCAGATTTCAAGATGTTCGAACATCGTGCTGGTTTTATCCGACAACAAATGACCATTGCTGCCGCTGGTGGTAGTACTTGGACTGCTTCTGGTGCACCTGGTGCAACTACAACTATAACTATTACCCCTGCTTCTAGCAAGGGTTTACCAACTGACGCTGCTGGCGACTATTTAGTAGGGCTTATTGTGGAAGGTTATTCTTCTGCTGGAGCCTTCTTGGGTGTTGCTCGTGTACAAAGCGTATCTGGTAACGCAGTTACTCTTGTTGCTCAAGGTAACCCACAAGCATCTAATAACAACTGTGTGGCTTTTGCTAATGACGCAACACTAGATGTTATTGGTAACGCAATTGGTGAAGGTGAAGTATCTCCTGATGCTTTTTCTGATGAACTAGAAGTAGTGTACAACTCTACTCAAATTATGCGTACTCCAGTAGAAGTAACTGGTACTCTACGTGAAGCTGCTTTACGTGGCTACACTGATGAGCTTGCTCGTCTTCGTACTCAAAAATCTTTTGAGCACAAGATTCAAAAAGAGCGAACTATGCTTCTTGGTGTCCGTGTTGGCGGTACTGGTATGGGAGGATCTGATAGCTTCTCTTCTATCCAGAACAACGCTAACGGAAGAAAAATCCGTCAAACTATGGGTGCCCTTTCTACTATTCTTAAATATGGTAGCAGCACTACTAGTGACCCAGCTCAAAATATCCACAGCCTTGCTGAAGCAACAGCTGATTTTACAGATATTATGACTGCGACTGAAAAGATTAGCCAGTACTTGCCATCTCGTGGTAGATTCCAAGTGTATGCTTCTCGTAAGTGGGTTTCTTTCTTATCTGCTAAATTCTTAGCAAACAACAACAGTGCTGGATTCCAGATTTTCAACAGCGAGAAAAACCAGTTTGGCTACAACATGAGCCTTTTGGTTACTCCTCATGCTGAATTGGAAATCTATCCAACTCCAGTATTGCGCGACAACTACTCTAACTATGCTATTGTAATTAACCCAGATGCGGTTAGTCTCAAAAAGTATCGTGAGATGCGTTATAGCACAAACATCAAAACTGAAAACGGTTATGATGGTGTTAAGGATGAGTTCTTCTCTGATGAAGGACTTTGCATGCAGTTACAAGAAACACATCACGTGTTGAAACTAACCTAATAATATGGGGGGCCTTAAAGCCCCCCTATTTTTACTACTATGGCCACACTACAACAACGTATAGAAGGATATATTGGAACTGTAACAGAAACAGCTGTTATGAATTCCTCACTTCAAGAAGCGGTAAATAACTTGGTTCAAGTATTACCGGTTAACAAGGCTTTGCAATATGCTAGCGAAAAAACAGCTACTGCAAGCGCTGGTATATCTATATCTGGACGCGTATTTGATGTAAGAATTGAAGATAGGCCATCAAAACAAGTTTCTACCTCTACGGGTAAACAAATAGCTACAGCAGGAACAAACAACTCTATTTACAAATCTAGCTCTACATTTCCAGTACATTGGGTTTACGGTGGAAAAGTATATGGATATCCAAGCGCTAGTGACTTATATGCATATGTTTTAGAGGCCCCAACAATTTCTTCAACGGATAATATAATATCCAATATGCCTCAAGGAACGGATGAACTATCAATATTTTATTCGTGCCAATCAATTCTTTCGGTAAGAAACAATGCATTAAGTACACCGACAATTTATAACTTACCATCTGTTCCTTCTGCTCCTACGATTACAGACATGGTAGAGCCTGGCGTTACAACTCCAACAGTGGGTGTTACTTCACTAACATCAACAACTATTGCCGCGCTAGATTCACTTACTGCTTTTTCTGCGCCTACATTTAGTGCGCCAACAGCGCCTAACGAATCTACTGAATTAGTTGATTTAACTTTACCAACAGCTCCAACGGCGCCGAGCGCTCCAAATATTACATACACTGATGTTACAGCTAGTACAATAGCGGCTGTAACTATTGGCTCTATTCCCGCAGCCCCCGCATATACTGCTCCAGCATCTTTAACGAATATAACAGAGTTAACGACTGGAGCCATGGATGACGGAACCTTTGCTAATGATACTAGCATAAGAACTCCTGCAGAGTGGTTTTCAACTCTTGGAAAAATTATAGAAAAAGAAGAAGACCCAGAGTTAGCCAGTCAGTCAATAGCAAAAATGCAATCGTACTTGCAGTTATTGCAGACTGATTTGCAATCGTCTTCTACCACGTTTAATGCAAACGTAGAAAAGTTTAGACAAGACTCTCAAAAGATATTTAGTCAAGCAGAGATTGATATACAAAAATCACTGAGACAAGCTGAGCTTACTACTAATACAGAGCTTCAAAATGAGCTACAAACGCTTCAAGCCTCTATAGCCGAGTATAGGGCTGACATTGAGCATTACACTTCGCAAATCCAAAGCTACCAGGCTCAGGCGTCAATTGCTATTGAAGCATGGAGATCAGAAGTACTTGAGCGCTATATTGGTTTTTATATTAGCAAATATCAAAACGCATTAC